CCAAGCACTTGAACTATTTTGATTAGCTACACTCATATCACAAATTCCAATCATAGCATAAGTTCCTAATGTTTGAAGTTTAGCCTCAAAATAATACTTTCCACTTGAAGCACCTAATGTAGTTAACTGAGTTTTCCATTGACTTGCTCCGCCTGCGTTTGCAGTTGTGTTACCATTTGTATTAGCAGTAAAATGATTTACAAAATGATATGTTTGATTATTTAAAACAGCAAAAACATTACTAGGATTATCTTGTGTTTCAACTGAAGTACCTACCAATGTTAAATTATGACTTTGACCTGATTGGTCTTGAACAGTTGAACCTGATAAATTCATTCCATCTTTAAATATAAAAAATCCATTTGTTCCATAAGAAACACTTGGAGAAGTTTTAATTTTCCATTCTCCAGTCGTACTATCTGTTTCTCCAAATTCTGTAGGTGCATAAGAGTAACCATCGCATAAATGATAATGAGAATAATATAAAGATGAGCCTGATGAAGTATCTTCTCTACTTCCTATAGAGTGTTTTGTGGTATGATTAATTTGATATTCAAAATTTTGAGAAGGATAAGTTGTAGTATCATAACTTGCCTCTGTTCCATTAATATATATTCTAACTCTATCTGCTGCTGTTGATTGAGTTGTATCTACTCTTAAAACCAAATGATACCACGCATTTACATCTCTTAAAAGATTATTTGTAGTAACAGAGGTTTGATTAGAACTACCATGATATTGTTGAAAACCAATATAAGAACCTGTATCTAATTGAAGTTGAGCCATATTGCCACTTGAATAAGTATCAACTGTTATAATCCAACCTTGACCTGTAGCGTTTGTTTTTTTAACCCAAGTAGAAATAGTAAATTTTTGTCTATTTCCATTTGATGATGGTGTTCTATGTATGTAATTAGTATAAGCCATTATGGTAATAATCCTCCACCTGTTGCTCCTACTGAGACAGTTATATTAAAAATCCTGTCTGCTGTTTGTCCTTCTGCATCAGTAGCTCTTAAAGTAAAACTATAAGTTGTAGCAACTGTTGCACTAGGTGCTGTACCTGTAATATTATAAGTTGCACTTGTCGCTGGTGTGCCTGATAAAGTTAAATTCATTGTTGAAGCAGGTGTATCAGTATTTGCAGTTAATACTGATGTTGTTTCAGTTATAGTTACATTACTATCTGATGAAGCAGCAACAGAGAAAGATACTGATTCTCCAGCTCCTACTGTTCCAATACTTCCTGCTGATGTTGACCATGTAGGAGATGTACTTGCAGTTATAATTGCATTTGTACTTCTAGCTGCATTACCATCATCTAATTCTATTCTAACATAATATGTTCCACTTGCTAATGTAGCATTTACTGCAAGTGTAGTAGAGTTTGTTAAACTTACAGAGTTAGCAACTGTAACTGCTCCTGTAGTTTTAATAAATTCTACTTTTGGTATTCCACTAAAATTTGTTCCTGTAATATTAAATGATGTTGCTGTATCAGGTGCTATAGTTTGTGATACATCTGCTACTGTTGGTTTAGTTTCAGTTGCTTGTGCAAAAGATAAATTACCTGAACCATCTGTTTTTAAAAAATATCCACTTGTAATTGATTGTGGAAGTGTAAGAGTATAACTTTGTCCTGCTGAATGTGGAGGTCCTTGTATAGAAACACCATGAGTATTTTGAGAACAATTTAAAGTTAATTTTCCATCAGCACTTGAACCATCACCTTTAATTACTAATCCAGGTGTAAATTCTGTTTTGGCATTTGTAATAGCATCTGCATTTACTTTAACTGTAGTTACAGCATTAGTCGCTAGTTTGTCTGCTGAGACAATACCAGTTGCTAAATCATTTGCTGTTAAAGCTGTATCTGCAGGTTTCTTACCAACATATGCCATGTGTTAATTTCCTTAAATTATGCTGAGATAGTATCTACAACACTTGTAATTATATCAATTGAAGATGCTGCTGAAGCTACTGCCTCAACTGAATCACCTGATTGTAATACAACTTTTGAACCACCATCAATTAATTCTAATGAACCACCTGAAGGGATGGGTGCATCTTTAATTATATGTGTGTTATCACTACCATTTTTTACATAGACAGTAACATTCACAGAGCTACCTGAAGTGTTTGAACATCTAATTCCAATAATTGCATCATCAGAGTTAGCTGCACTTCTCAGCTCAGTAGGTGAACCAGCATTGTTTGATATGTTTCTATTTAAAGTTCTTTCAAAATCTTGTGCCATAGATTATCCTAATTATACCATTTTATTGTTTAACTGTCAACAACTATAAAGCTATTGCCATTGCTACAGCGAATCCATTACTAGCTTTTGCACTAATATTAGTATTAGCTGTATCTATTTGAGTTTGAATAGATGAAGTAACTCCATCTAAAAAACCAAATTCTGTATTATCTACTGAACCATCATGTATTAGATTAGCATTTAATCTATTAGATGAATCAATAGTTGCCTGTTTAGCATCTATCTGTGTTTGAGCATTAGATGATAAACTATTAATATATTGAAATTCTGTACTTGTTACTGAACCATCTGCTATTTTTGTAGCATCAATAGCTGCTGCTGATTTAATATCAGCATTAACTATATTAGTAATTGTATTGTTGTCTGAGTCTATTGCTTTATTTGTTAAAGTTTGAGAACCAGTTAAAGTAGCTACTGTTGAATCAATAGCTAAAGATACTGCTCCTGAAGCACCACCTCCTGATAATCCTGTTCCTGCAGTTACTTCTGTAATATCACCTATTGGAACACTTGCTATTTCATTATCAACATATGCTTTAATAGATTGTTGAGAAGCAACTTTATCAGCAGCATTAGATGACATAGTATCTTCATCTAAAAATGCAGTACCACTTAAACTTGTATTAAGTACTGGAGTTGTTAAAGTAGGACTTGTTAAAGTTTTATTTGTTAAAGTTTGTGAACCTGTAAGTGTAGTAACTGTAGAGTCAATTGCAATATCATTTGCATTAGCATCAATACCTGTACCACCTATAACATTTAATGTTACATCTCCTGATGTTCCACCACCTGTCATACCAGTACCAGCAACTACTGAAGTGATATCTCCTGTAGGTATTGTTGCAACTTGAGCATCTACATAAGTTTTGATAGCTTTAGCAGAAGCAAGTGTATTATCTGAACCTGATACTGAAGTTATATCTGTATCTAAAACTCCTGATTTTAAATTATCAACTTCAATGTTAGATACTGTATTACTATCTACATCAATTGTTTTATTTGTTAATGATTGAGAACCTGTTAATGTTGCAACTGTAGAATCAATTGCAAATGTCATTGTTTGTGCAGAACCTGAAGTATCAATACCAGTTCCACCAGTTAATGTTAATGATTGTGAATCTAAATCAATAGATTGAGAACCACCACTATCGCCTGAAAAATCTAAATCACTAGCTGTTACTTGTGCATCAACATAAGTTTTAATTGCTTTAGCACTAGCTACTGTATCATCACTTCCTGAAACTGAACTTAAATCTGTATCTACATCTGTAATAGCTGTAGCTGAACCAATTACTAAACCATCTAAAGTTACATTACCATCAAAGTATGCATCTTTAAATTCAACTGAGCTTGTTCCTAAATCAATATCATTATCTGTTATTGGAACAATAGCTCCATCTTCTAATCTAAATTGTTGAGTAGCTGTTCCTGATACATCAACATAAAATTCAATATGGTCATTTGTTGTATCAATTAAAATTTTATTTAAAGGTGCAGTTAATCCTGCATCTCCAATTAAACCAATTACTGGACCTTCGGCTGCAGTACCATCATGTTTGTGTCCAGTTGTATTATTAAATGCTGCTAATAGTTGATTGTATTCATTCTTAAATAATGACGCTGATATTGTATCACCATCATTAATAAAACTTTGTCTAGTATATCCTGCCATATTATCTTCTTCCTCCTGCTATAAATGAAACAAACATTCCGTTAACTGAGTAAGGTGCATTTGTATCATTACTAAAAAATTTAAAGTTATTAGAAAAACCACTTCCTGTTACTAATACTCTTTTACTTGGTAAAGATGTTGCTCCAAAAATTGCTGTTCCAAAAGTAGCTGAACCAAATAAAGCTGCTGAACTTAAATTACCAACATTAAAATTTCCTGGTTGTGGTACTTCAGAGTTTTCAAAGTCGTATCTAATTCTTAATTTTAAATCGTTTTGTATTCCTTCAGGTTCAATATTTGCTTTAATAGCATATAAACTTTTTCTTAAACCATTATCACCATAATCCATATCAGGTGTTTGAAATTCTGCTTCTACATTCGAACCATTAAAACTATCACCAGTATCATGTTGAAATACAAAACCTGATTCATCAGCATGAAATATTTTTTCTGTGCCTGAACTATTTAAATCTGATGTACAAAATTTAACAGGTAAACCTTTTGTTTCACTCCATTCAAAAGCAGGAATACCTTCTGCACTATATTTAAATGTTCCTATCAATCCTTTTTGTCCACTATCTGCTTGACCTGATTGATAATAAAATAATCTGTATTGACTTCTTTCTCTAATAACAATACTTGATAAAGTAAAACTACCAATGTTATTTAATAAAGTATTTATAACTGGTAGAATTTTTCTACTAATAGAACCTAATTCTACGTCATCAATTCTAGCTGTACCAGCAACTGTTCTTAATCCATCAGGTGCTAAAAAAATTAAATCTCCACCTATCTCTTGAATTGAGTTGCCATTTACACAACCTATATTTTTAGTTACTGATTTAATTATAGGAGTAGAATCAAGGTTTGTCAACTCATATATACTATTTTTACAAAATATAATAAGTGAATTTCTAAACACTTTTATCCCAGTAACTACATCACCTACATCTATAGAACCAGCAGAAGAACCTTCAAAATCCCAAGGTTTTAATCTAGTACTATAATATACTACACTTGGTGCTGTTGAATCTCCTGAAACTATTAATCTTTCTGCAAATTTTTCTATAAATTTACATTTAGATGGAGCTGCTCTATCTAATTCTAAAAAATGATAACCACTAGAATCTATTTGAAATTCAGCAATTTTATTTGTACCATCAACAAAATATATAGAACCTGAAGTACCTTCTGATTCAAAATTTACAAACTGTACATTTGATTGATTAGTTCTAACTATTGTTGTAGCAGCAGCCAAAGAACCTGAAGCTATTCCACTTTTACTTAATGTTAAACCACTTCCTGTTGTTTTTGCATTTATATCAATAGTTAAAGATGTATCACTTTGTATAGATAATATATGATAATAATTACTATCAATTTTAATTACATCATTAGCTGAAAGATTTGTAGTAAAAGTTGTACTATTTCCTGTAACAGTTGCAGAACCTGATGTTATACTTACTGTTCCTGAAATATTAGTAAATGTATTTTTATTTATTTGAACATAAGATGTACCAGTACTGCTCCAATATAAATCATTATCTTGTGCAACTAATACTCCATCATTATAATTTTTTATTCCATGAATTACATCTGTTGCTGTTCCTGATGGAACTACTGCACTACCACCACCAAATTTTGTATAACCACTTATTCTTCTATAACCACCTGTAGTAGATGATTCAAAGTTTTGTAATTTAGTTGCTGCACCTGGAGTTCTAAATAAGGCATGAGAACTAGATACTAAATCTAATCCACCTTGTACTGTAATGGAAGCTCCTTGTGTTGGCATAATTTATTCCTTAATATAAAAAAGCAAAACGAACATCTGACATATATTCAGGTTGAGGTGAATTTAATTGGTCAGCCATTTGTTGTAAACCTTTTTTATATTCGTCTAATGCTAATTGTGATTGTGCAATGTTATCTTTAAATTGATAAATATAATATCTAGCTCTTGCTAGTAAAACTGTTTTGTATTGTTCAGGAAATAAAACTGTATCTGTATCAGCCGATAAAGCTGTAGGTCTATTATAAGCAAAGAAATAAATTCTATAAACTTTATCAGGTATTGGAGATAGTCCAAATCTTCTACCATCTGAACTTCTTAAAACTCTTACTGGAGTTCCATATGTTTGTGTATTTGCTTTATTTGCTTCTTCTGCTTGAGCATAATTTTGTCTCCATGCAGCTAAAGTTGAGAATGCTAATTTATTAATTGAAAATGGAGCAGACTCTCCACTTACTCCTTCTGTTGTTAAAGTAAAACCATCCCAGTTTACTGAATCAAAATCTGAATCTACAGTAGAAGAACCTGGTTTTAATAAATACCATCTTGTTCCAGCTACAGTTTCTACAAAGTGATTACCATAATATTCATTTTGTGGTGCTGCAGTATGTAACCAAGACCATTCATCAACAGCATCTACTATATCAAAGTATGCTCTATTAACAGCATTTG